GGGAGATGTAACATGCAGAAGTTAGCAGCTTTCATTTTAGCGGTGCCATGCGGCTTCGCAGCATACACAGCCCTGCTTCTCTTCAATCCTCTGCCAGCTGTCACAACCCCGATAATTACAATGGTAAACGGGTTTGCTACACAAATAATCAGTTACCTGGCAATACTTCAGAATCCTGTGGCTTTAGCTTCTTTAGGCTCAGCAGCCAGCGGCCTACTCGTCAACACAATCCGCAGTAAAATGCAACACGCCGTAGAATCTAAAGCTAAACAGCAAATTGAAACCTTACACGACGAACTCATCAAACTGCATAATGAAACGGCTCAGTTGGAACAGAAAAACCGTGAACTGCAAACGCAAATACAGAAAACAGCAAGCACAGATTTACAAGTTGCCCTCGCAGAATCTCAAGCTTTAGTCACTCAGAAAAACCGCGAAATTGAACAGTTACAAGCACAAATTCGAGCCTTACAAGAAGCATTACTTCTAAAAGATATAAAAGTAGTTGAAAAAACAGTGGTAAAATAGCCTTGCAGTTCATCCTCAATCTTAAAGGAATACTCAGCGTCTTCATCGTTGGCATGCTTGTAGGCATCATGGTTGCACTTGCATTAGAAAAACTATTACAAATAATTTTTTAATAAAGGAGGTGAAAACACGTGAAAAAAATCGCCCTTACATTAACCGCTACACTAGGATTCTTAATAGGCATGGTTGCAGCCGCAGTTGTAATACACTATTACTACCCTAACATCGGCACAATCTCACAGGCAAGCCTCACACTCTACCTCAACAACAAACTATACACAAACAACACAGCTATCAACTGGACTGAACTTAACGGCGGATCCTTAGATCCAGGCTACACTTACACTGTTGAAAACATGACCGTTGTAAACACAGGTAACACCCCGTTAACCGTTTACATCGTTACAGAAGGCTTACCCGCTGACTGGACGCTCTCTTGGCAAGCTAACGACACCTTGTTAAATCCTAGTGAACAAGTAAGCGGTTGGCTGAACCTTACGATTCCCGACACGGCGACAGACTGGCCGACATGGGGCTTCCATCTCTACGGTGACGATGGATCATAACCTCAGCGTAAACACTGAGCCAAATTTTCACACCTTCTCCCGATTCTCTTTTCTCCCCTAAACTTTAGGCCGTGTGACTCAGTGGCGCAAAACATGATGAACCTAGCAGCCCAATTCCTCGCAATGTTCATAGTAAGCATAATCTTCCTCATAATCTTCTATTGGGTAATCCGTCGAGCGGAAAAAGAAAATGACGCAAGCTGACTTAAAATGCCACAAATCAGACAGTTAGAACGCAGACTCAAAGTATTAGAATTACTACGTGAAGGCAAAACTGAAATAGAGATAGCTAAACAAGTAGGCTTCAGCCGAGAAACCATCGTCCGCGACGTCCGTTGGCTACGTGAAAACATTATTTACGACTTCACTTTAATTACAAATGAAATTTTACAGAAACTACATGAACGCATTAATGAAATGGAAAACCGTGACCTCATCAATTTTCTAGGTAAACTTATCCCACGTAAAATAGAAGCCACCTCATCTGTCACAGGAGAACTTATCGTAAAAGTATCTCCTAAACTTGTGGTAAAAAAAGATGACGTTACAAACAACAATCACACTGAAGTATGAACCACACAGTAAACAAGCCCTATTCCATCAAGGACGCTACCGTTACCGTTACCGCGCTGTCTTCGCCGGAGTCGGCGGAGGCAAAACCCTATGCGGGCTCGCTGAAGGCCTCTTATGGAGTATGGAGAACCCGGGAAGCGTCGGCTACGTTTTCGAGCCCACATACAGAATGGTTAGACGAATACTGATTCCCACATTACAGAGCCCGCTATTACTAGGGAAACCGCTTGAAGCTAACCCATACGTAAAAGCATACCGTGTCGGTGACAACCGTATAGATTTCGTTAACGGCAGCGTTTTATGGTTCGGCGGTCTTGAAGATCCGGAGATGGCTGAGGGCCCTAATGTAGACTGGGTTCATGTGGATGAAGCACAGTACATTCGCAAGTTTGATGAAGCATGGGATGTTATTCTTCGAAGATTACGTGGAAGCGGAAATTCAACCGTTCAAGGCGCATGGGTTACCACTACACCTCCCCCTCTGTTACCGGGCGACAGATTATACGAGTTCTTTGAGGATCCAGAAAAGCGTAATCCAAACAGCAAAGTTTACCGTTGGAGTCTATACGACAATCCGAAATTGTCTCGCAAGTATATACGCGATATTGAGGCATCGCATCACGGCAATCTCGCCAAACGGTTTATAGAGGGCCGGTTTGCACCAGCAGGCACAGGCAGCTTCAACTTCGACAGCACAATCCATGAGCTCAAAGAAGTTGACAAAACCATGATCCGCCAAGTGGTTTACGGTGTGGACTTCGGATGGACAAACCCCAGTGCAATTGTCGCAGTAGGCTTCGACGGTGATGATCGGGCCTATATTCTCGACGAGTTTTACCAGAACCGTGTACAGCCTGAAGTGCTTATTGAAGAATTACTCGCTATGTACGCGAAATATGGACGGGGGCCCGTTTACTGTGACCGCAGTGAACCGCAAACTATTGACGCTTTCCGTAAGGCTGGAATAACAGCGTATCCGGATAAAAGCAAAAGAGATGATGGAATCCACGAGTTAGGTGGACGTTTTCATGTGCAGGGAGATGGAAAACCGCGCATTTACGTGTTAAGTCATTGTGTACACTGGATTCACGAAGTCATGGTTTACGACGCGGATAAAAAGGAGAACGATCATGCAATGGATGCGACACGGTACGCACTTATGAATCGCGGTTCTGAACCAGCTTGGGTGTTAAGGTAAATGCCGAAAGCTAAACCGAAAGGAATACGAGCTACAAAAGATGGAGGCTTATTCATACATCCGGCAGCAGACACCAGCCAAGGCAGCAGCATCCGCATACCGCAAGTCAGCACCGAACTGGGCGCTGGATTCGGCGACGAAATCACTGATAACGACCGTTTATTCGCTGCAACCCGTGAGCCGATAGCGCATTTTCTTACGTATAAGATGGCTGCCGACGTTTTCGATAAATGGTTTAAAGTGGATGATCCCAGCACAGAACACGGCGACCCTAAACTTGACGAGGCTGTGCAGAAAGCACTTACAATGCTTAACGCTAAATCTATCTTAACTGAACTGTTGGAGTATGAGCGGATTTACGGTTGGAGCTTGCTTGTCGGCGGCTTCAGCGATGCGGCTAAAGTGAAAGATTTAGAACAACCTCTCCGTGAAGGTAGCAAACTTTTACAGTTAACAGCTTATCCAAAAACTAATGTGGAAGTATGGGTTAAAGATGAAGATGAAAACAGTGAACGCTTCGGCAAACCCGTAATATATAAAGTTGACAGGGGCGACGGAAGCCTTCTATACATTCATTACACCCGCTGTTATAAACTGCAAACTCGAAGCAACGGCAAAAGCATCCTAGACCCAATCTGGGATGATTTAACATGCGGCAGAAACATCCGGTGGGGCGCGGCGCAGTGGATGTACCGGACGGGCGGCGGTTTTCCCGTTATCAAGTTTCCACCAGGCACAACTAAAGAGAAGCTTGAAGAATGGATTGACAGCAACGCTTTCTCGAATTTGATGGCTCGCACGTACATAGGTATTACCGGTGACATGGATTTCACGTTTGCAGGTGCAGCGGGTCGAGCGTTAGATCCGCAGCCGTTTTTCCAAACAAACCTTGAACAGATCGCTATTGGCACAGGTGTTCCAGAACCTGTGCTGCGGGGCGCTCAAGCTGGAGCTGTCACGGGTAGCGAAATTAACCAGCGGCAATATTACAAGGTGATAAGCAGTATTCAAGCGCAAGTGGAGCCTTGTGTCCGCTGGATTATCGACCATTTGATTGCAGGTCGGCAGATTAAGGGGTTGCCTTACACGGCTGGCGAAAGCCTTCCCGCTCGGGTGAAACGATGGGTTAAGCATGACGTGTCGCCTCCGCCTTTGCGGTTTGAATATGTGGTGAAGTGGGAGAGCGCTTTTGAACTAACGGAGTTGGATAATCGGCAGGCGGAGCTGTTGAAGGAGCAAGCGAATCAGATACGGTTGCAGTATATGACTGTTGACGAAGTGCGTGCCATGAACAATTTAGACCCATTGCCTAACGGTGAAGGCGCAACGTTGCAGTTGAAAAAGCCGGGGGGCGTGTTAGGAGACAGTTACATTGTCACGGAAGTTGTTAAGCCTAGTCAGAACGGTGGACGCGGTAAAGCGGGTTCGGAAGAGTGAGTTTCCACCGGGCGTTACTTTCTTCAGTGAGAACGACTTGTGGCTGTTTCAGGAAACGTTGGACACGCGGGTATGTGAACTTTGTCGGGCGGCTGCGCAGATAGGTATTTTCAGAGGCAACAATCTCAGGTTAAACTTTCCCTATTTGGAAATTGTTGACGTAAACACGATTTATCCTAATGTGCATCCGAACTGCCGCTGCGTCTTAAAACGTATTTTACATGGGTATGAACCAATTACTCCGAAGGAGGTGTAATTTTGCCTGAAGGAAAGCGTAGAGAGAAATGTTTGGAAACTGGAAGGAAGCCTACTCATCCGCGGAAACATAAACATTGGAAGTGATAACTATGCCATATAAACGGGAAGAGAAAATCGCAGAGCTTCTTAAGAAACTTCATGCTTTAAGCAACGAATACTATCCTCTAATTATAAAGGAGCAAGACGGAAATGTAATTTTTGATGGAGAGAAAAACATAGAATTCATGAAAAAACAAGTGGAATTAATCACAGATTTTTATACTAAGAATGAATTAACATCCATATGTGCTGAAGACATTGAACTCCTTTTATTAAGAGAACGGTGTGCCGCTCAAATTCCGCTTTTAGGGTTGCTAGAACTTTCTAAAAAAATAATTGAACTGCTTAAACAGAAAGGCGATAAAAAATGAGTAGTCGGTTAATCGGTTTCGACAAAGCCACTTTAGACGACAAAATCGTAGAAGACAGCGACGACTACCTCGTAATGCCCGCGGTAATCGCAAGCGAAATCGTACACAAATACCCGGAAGGCTGGGCGTACAAGCCCGCAAACGAACTTAAAAAAGCAGCATGGACTGCAGACCACCGTTGGGTACGCATACTCGCACATCCAGAAACCGCATTGCTACAACGGCCTGACGACATTTACGGCGTAACAGAAAACCCGCGGTTCGTGAAAAACCTTTTAGACCCGAAAACGAAGAGGCCGTGCCGCAAAGGCATAAAAGCAGATATAAGATGGTTTAAAAGCCGCGTGCCTGAAGACGTTATCGAAAAAATTAAAGCCGGCGATTTAAGAGACGTGAGCATAGGCTTCACATATGAGATGGATGCTACGCCCGGCGTATGGAACGGCATGAAATACGATTTCATTCAACGCG